GGACGGTTGAAGTTCGCGCCGTATGCCATCAACGAGTCGATGAACCACTGACGTTCGATCTTGCTGAAGTATACATCAGAAGTCAAAGGAATGGTTTCACCAACCATCAAAGCAGATGGGTGCAGCAACAGAGCTTCTGTGCGTGCTTCAGCAGCAGATACGTCGTAGAAGTTAGAGTTAGCAGCCGTGGACAAAGCGTGGCCACTGATGGCAGCAGTTGGCAGACGGTTCGTGGCAACAATAGGAACGCCCATTACTGTCTTGAACTTACCGTTAGCGAAGTCGCCGTTGTCTGTGCTGTAGTCTTGGTTGACCAGCTTGTCGTTGTTCAACAGAACAGCGTACTGAGTTGGTGTTACGAAGTACACGCACTCTTCTGTGTCCATGTCAGCAGTTTGCATAGCAACAACACCAGCTTCAAGAGCAGTGTAGAATGCAGTTGGGTCAAGCTCGTCGCCTGCGGAACCAAGTAATGCAGTTACGCCTGCACCGAATGCGCCGTTCAAACCAGCAGGAGCAGAAGCAGCCGCGCCTTTGATACCAGCGATCAACAATGATTCGTCGAACAACTTGCCTAGTTCTTTACCGTGGTCTTTGCCGAGTTCCATACGAGCATTGAAGTCGATCTGAAATTCGTTTAACATAGAGCGGTTGTCACGAGCCATGACAACTGTGTCGATGGTCAAGGATGTGGAACCGAATGCAGTTGCTGCGGCTGCTGGACGAACGCCTGCAGTCAGAGTAGTCAACGAAGTCTTACCAACGCGACGGTTCATAATGGTGTCAGTGCCTTTTACGGACTTGACGTTCACGAAGTTGCGCATCATGGACTTCTTGGCGAACTGAGAATCAACTGCGCCGCCATACTGCTCGATCATATCGGCAATGGCTTGGTCGGATAGGTGGGTGGAATCGGTTGGGATGTTTACGCCTGACATAGTATGTCTCCTAGAGGTGTGTTAGAAATGGTTGAGCTTAGAGGCCCTTGGCACGACCACGGTTGCGGTCTGCTTGAATGGCAGCAACTTCTTTAGCAGAAGCGCCACGACGATTAGCCTTTTCAAGAGCGGCAAAATACTCTGCACGGGTTGTCGCTGTGCTTGCGGGGGGAGACACTGAATCACCTTCAGCGCGGGGTGTTGATGGTGCGATGGTAGAGTTGTTACCATCAGCGTTGTAAGCAGCGAGGATTTCAGATACTGCAAACCGTGCAGCAGCCCCGCCTTTGTCGATCATAGGACGGTACTCAGCGAGTGCAGCGTCTTCCATATTAGAAGAGGCCCACGCTGCTGCATTGTCCCAGTTATCCTTGCCGCCTGCTGCTGCGTGGACGTCAGTGATGACGACCTCGTTCTTAGCAGCGTTCTCGGCAATGAAACCTTTAGTACCGGAGAGGATGATGTTCGCAGCGTTCTTACCTACCTTAGCGGTGAGAGCATCTACGTCGATCTTAGTGACGTCTCCGGCCTGTACAGCATCGAACAGGAGCGCCTTAGCGTCCTCTGTACTGATGCCTGAATCTTCTAGCATACCCAGTACGCTGTTGCCTAGATCAGAACCTGTGTCGCCCCACACGGATGCGTCGGCTTTGGGTTCTTCTTCAGGGGAAGTCTCTTCAATAGGAGCTTCAGACGCTGTCTCTTCTGCCACGGCCTCATCAATTGGAGGCTCTTCGGCAGGGGCTTGGAAACCTGCGTCTGTTGCTGCTAGTGTGCCGTCAACTGGATTCACATCCAAGTCAACGGCAGCTACTTCTTCAACTACTTCGGGTGTTGTTACTTCTTCTTTCATCGTTCTCTCCTACGATTGTTGTTGGTCTACTGCTGCTTTCCCTGCATGGGTAGCAACTTCTGCTTCGCCTGCTTGTGCTTCCATACGACCAGCCTGCTGCATTGCTGCCTCTTGGTTAGCCTGCATCTCCTCTGGAGTATTCAGGAATGCCTTGAGGTCTACACTGCGGTTGGTGAATACGAACTTAGCAAAACGTAACGGGTTGATTGATCCACGCAAGTCTTCAGGAACTGCTTCCATCATCTGTAGATCACCGATAGCTAGACGTAGGTTGTCGATCTGTCCTTCACGGGACAGTGACTCAAGGCCAGTTGTTACAACCACCTCAAACATCTCACCTAACGCACCGATCTCCTTAGCTAGATCAACTTGTGAAATAGCGAAGTCAGCTTCCTTCTGCTGCCAGTCCATAGCAAGCTGTGAATACAGACCACCAAAGGCGCTCTCTAGTTCATTGGCTACCATGCGAATCTCTTGTGCAGTAACGCGCTCGGCGTCACGGACAGTAGACTTCAGGAATGCTTGAGAGAGTTCGTTCTCCCAACGGGATACGACCTCAATCATGGTACTAAGATCACCACGCGCCCGCATCTCAGGGATGCTGATGTCGTCTGCATTACCGGGCCAGTACGTGCCACGAGGGGCAGCGTTAAGGGCAGCTAGGTCATGTGACAGAGGTGAACCGGGACGTACAAAGAACTTGATGTCAGCGATGATCGCCATGAGATCAACGATAGCTTCGTTGGTCACGTCGATGTTATGGAATGTTGATGCGTGCTCTTCTACAAGGCCACGGCCATAGTGCTCACCGGGATGCAGCGTCCAGTCTAGGATCAATAGATCGTAGTCTTTAGCGTTCTGGTGTAGCGTTTCACCGACTTGAACACCTTCCGCTTCCTGTTTGATCGCCCAGCGCTTACCATCCTTCTTGTAATGCGTCAGCAACTCAATGATGTCTTCAGGTTTGGTAGCGCCGTGTACAGCAAGGATGCTGTCCTGTGTCTTCTGATCGAAGGTGGAGAACATCTTCTTGTCTGCAAGGATCACTTCGATCTCTTTACCGAGGATGTCACGACGGACACCGTATCGGTTGACAGGGTACAGCACACGCTCACCAGTAGGCATACGACGCAGTAGCGCGTTGCCAGTGACGATGAGGTGCTTACAGGCCATGATAGCGATAGGACGGTACGCTGTGAGCTTGAGGTGACGCATAGCGACCTTCTCTAGCTTAGCTGTAGCATCCCGTATTTGCTCTTGCATGACACCTGATTGATCGCTGCGAAGCATTCTCTCGTTGGACAGTGGCTGCTATCATGCCAGCAGACGGTGGTGAGAGGGTAGAGCAGATTCATGGTAACGTCCATGTTGGTGCTTCCCTCGTCAACCACCTAGCTAACAAAATCGTGGACGTGCTGTTCCCCGTGAGCCGCCCGTTCTT